GAGATGAAACTAAAAATAGCATATTTAATCTTGCTAAGATTTACGAACAGATTGATTTTAATGAAGAAGCTAGATACTCTGCTCTTGTCACTCGTGGCAGTTTTCAGTGGAAAAACGGAATCAAAGATACGGAAGTAGAATTTACACCAAATCCTAACGGAAGATTTAATGTAAGTTGGGTTCCAAGTAAGAATTTACAAAATAGAGTAATTATAAAAAATGGAGGCAAGTATCCAGGAAACGAACATATTGGCGCTTTTGGCTGTGATAGCTATGATATATCCGGAACTACAGATGGTAAAGGTTCAAAAGGATCGCTTCACGGACTCACTAAATTCAGTATGGAATCGGTACCAGCAAATCGGTTTTTTTTGGAGTATATAGCGAGGCCACAAACAGCGGAAATGTTTTTTGAAGATATACTTATGGCATTACATTTTTATGGTATGCCAATACTTGCAGAAAATAACAAACCAAGATTGTTATACTATTTAAAAAGAAGAGGATACAGAGGTTACTCAATGAACAGACCTGATAAGCTTTGGAATAAGTTATCAGCAGCAGAAAAAGAAATAGGTGGTATACCAAACTCAAGTGAAGATATAAGGCAAGCACACGCAGCCGCAATTGAAAGTTATATAAATTCATATGTAGGCATTAAAGCAGATGGTGAGTATGGTGATTTATATTTTAATGAAACATTAAATGATTGGGCTAAGTTTGATATAAACAAAAGAACAAAATTTGATGCCGCGATTAGTTCTGGTCTTGCAATTATGGCATGTAATAAAAATTTATATGCACCACGTCAAATAAAAGAATTAAAAAATAAAGTTAGTTTTAGCTTTGCTAAATACGATAATAGAGGAAATTATTCAAAATTAATATAGATGTCAAAGATAATAACAAAAGGTATCTTCCCAAGCCAAGCGGTAAGCGACGCTGAGAAATCAGGAGAGGCATACGGATTGCAAGTTGCAAAAGCTGTAGAGTCTGAATGGTTTAAAAAAGATTCGGGAAGTACACGTTACTTTGCAAATAGAGATAACTTTCATAGATTAAGGTTATATGCAAGAGGAGAGCAAAGCGTAGAAAAATATAAAAACGAATTATCAATTAACGGTGATTTATCATATTTAAACTTAGATTGGAAACCTGTTCCAATTATACCTAAGTTTGTAGATATAGTTGTAAATGGTATTGCAGAAAGAACATATGATTTGAGAGCTTACTCGGTAGATCCGGCTTCAACAAAAGAAAGAACGGAATACGTAGAAAGTATTGTAAAAGATATGCAAAATAAAGTGTTATTTCAAGAAATGAATAACCAATTAGGGGTTAATATGTTTCAGAATAACCCAGAAAAATTACCTGAAAATACACAAGAATTAGAATTGCATATGCAGCTTGATTATAAACAGGCTATTGAAATAGCTGAAGAACAAGCTATAAACAATGTGTTTGATTTAAATAAGTATGATTTACTAAAGAAAAGAGTTGATTATGATATAACTGTATTAGGTATTGGCGCTATTAAAAACAGCTTTAATACCGCTGAAGGTATTACATTACAATATGTAGATCCTGCAGATTTAGTTTATTCATATACTGAATCACCGTACTTTGATGATTTATATTATGTAGGTGAAGTAAGAAAAGTACCTATACCTGAATTAAAGAAACAGTTTCCAGAAATAACAACTGAAGATTTAGAGGAGTTAGAAAACTACGGTTCTGGTAATTCAAAGTTATATAATAAATCATATACTGCAGACGCAGCAGATAAAAACTATGTATATATATTATATTTTGAATATAAAACTTTTGAAAATCAAGTTTATAAAATAAAAGAAACATCTACAGGCGCGGATAAAGCATTACAAAAAGACGATACATTTAATCCGCCAAAAGATAATAGAGCTAGATTTCAAAAAGTAAATCGTTCAATTGAAGTATTATATGAAGGTGCAAAAATAGTTGGTACAGAAAAACTATTAAAGTGGCAAAAGGCTGTTAATATGACAAGACCTAAGTCAGATATTACTAAAGTTCAAATGAGCTATAATATTGTAGCACCAAGAATATATAAAGGTAAGCCTGAGTCATTAGTCGGAAGAATGACGTCGTTCGCAGACATGATTCAAATAACGCATCTTAAATTACAACAAGTACTCTCGAGAATGGTTCCAAACGGAGTATTCTTAGATGCGGATGGTATTGCTGAAGTGGATTTAGGTAATGGTACAAATTATAATCCACAAGAAGCATTGAATATGTATTTTCAAACAGGTTCTGTTATTGGTAGATCATTTACACAAGATGGTGATTTTAATAATGCAAAAGTGCCTATTCAAGAATTACAAACAGGTGGTGGTAATAATAAAATTGCAAGTTTAATTCAATCGTATAATTATTATTTACAAATGATGCGAGATGTTACAGGGTTAAATGAAGCAAGAGATGGAAGCACACCTGATAAAAATGCATTAGTTGGTTTACAAAAATTAGCGGCAGCTAATAGTAATACAGCTACAAGACACATATTACAAGGAGGTTTATATATAACATTAAAAACCGCTGAAGCTGTTTCATTAAGAATATCTGATGTTTTGGAATATTCTAATACTAATAATCAATTTATTCAATCCCTTGGTAAATTTAATGTGGGCGCATTGAAAGAATTAAAAGAATTGCATTTGCATGATTTTGGATTATTTTTACAATTAGCGCCAGACGAAGAAGAAAAACAATTACTTGAAAACAATATTCAAATGGCTATTCAACAAAAAGCTATTGAATTAGAAGATGCAATTGATGTAAGAGAAATTAAAAATCTTAAACTAGCTAATCAGCTATTAAAATTAAGAAGAAAAAAGAAATTTGAAAACGATAGAAAAATTCAATTAGAAAATATTCAAGCACAATCACAATCTAATGCTCAAGCTGCTCAAGCGGCTGCACAAGCAGATATGCAAAAACAACAGGGTGTTGCGCAGAGCAAAGTTCAAATAGCTCAAGCACAAACACAATTTGATATTGAAAAATTAGAAAGAGAGGCGGCAATTAAAAAAGAATTAATGCAATTTGAGTTTGATTTAAATATAAAGCTTAAAGAAGCTGAATCAAATGTGATTAAAGATAAAGAGAAGTATAAAGAAGATAGAAAAGACGAAAGAACAAAAATACAGGCTACTCAACAGTCTGAATTAATAGATCAGAGAAAATCTGGTAAGCCACCTAAAAACTTTGAATCCGCTGGATTTGACAACTTAGGTGGATTTGGTTTAGAACAATTTGAACCAAGATAAACATTTAAACATTTATATAATATTTTATTATGGCAGAAATTAAAGCAAAAGTAATAGATGCTGAAGAAAAATCTATTGCTGAACAAGAAGAAGCAGTACAGAAAAATTCCAATTATGATGCGGAAACTGACATGTACAAAGTAAATTTAAGCGAACCTAAAACAGAAACAGATGCCGTTCAAGAACAAAAAACAGAAGATGGCGTGTTACGCGGAAGCAGCGAGAATGAAGAAGCTGGGCAAGAAACCAAAGTGGAATTGCAAGAAGTACAACAAGAAGAAGTAGAAGAAACACCGGTATTAGAAGAAATAACTGATGACGAAACCAATAATGACGAGGCTCCAGTGGTTGCAGAGCAAAAAGAAAGCGAAGATAAACCTACTGAAGAAATCAAAGTTGAAACAAAAGAGCCAGAAGTAGATTATCCTGAAAATGTAATGGACTTAGTAAAGTTCATGAATGAAACAGGCGGAACGTTAGAAGATTATGTTAGGTTAAACGCAGATTATAGTAATGTAGATCAAAATACATTATTAGTTGAATACTATAAACAAACTAAACCTCATTTAAGTTATGATGAAATACAATTCCTAATGGAAGATGAATTTTCATATGACGAAGAAATAGATGAGGAAAGAATAATAAAAAGAAAAAAATTAGCTCTTAAAGAAGAGGTTGCAAAAGCTAAAAACTTTTTGACAGGTCTTAAGGATACATATTACAAAGAAGTCAAGTTGGGTTCTAAGTTAGCTCCTGAGCAACAAAAAGCAATTGACTTTTTCAATCGATACACTGAAGAGCAAAAACAAGCTGATGAATTATTGCAGAAGCAAACATCACATTTTGAACAAGAAACTAATAAAGTTTTCAATGATAATTTTAAAGGTTTTAATTTTAAAGTTGGAGACAAAAAATATCGTTTCAATGTTAAAGATGTAAATAAAGTTAAATCACAGAATTTATCAAATGTTTTTGATAAATATGTTAACGAGAATAATCTTCTTAATAACGCTGCTGATTTTCACAAATCTTTATTTGTTGCTTCTAATCCCGATGCAATAGCTAATCATTTTTATGAGCAAGGCAAAGCAGATGCTGTAAAGCAAATGACCGCAGAAGCTAAGAACATTAATATGGATCCTAGAAAAACTGCGTCAGGATATGTTGAAGCCGACGGAATGAAAGTGAAAGTTATTTCAGGCGATGATAATTCAGGGCTAAAATTAAAACTGAAAAATTATTAAAAATTAATTTAAAATGGCAAACAATAATACATTTGTAGGCCCTGTAGCAGGGAGTATTGTTTCACCAGCTGCACAAAAGATGTTATATGGTCAAAACTATATTGACTTTACATCATCTACAACAGCAGGTTGGGCACAACAATATTTACCAGAGCTATATGAGGCTGAGGTAGAAAGATATGGAGATAGATCTATATCTGGATTTATTAAAATGTTAGGTGCTGAAATGCCTATGGCATCTGATCAAGTTATTTGGTCTGAGCAAGGTAGATTACACTTAGCATATAATGGTACTGTAGACTGTACAGACGGAGATATTACTGCAATTACTGACATCGATGGCGGATCAAGCAACAAGCACGCTGTAAGAAAAGGCGCTACTGTTGTAGCTAAAGTTGTAGGTGCTGGTGGTACTGAGGTTGTAAAATGTTTAGTAACAGCTGGTATTGAAACATCTGAAACGGCTTTAACTATTAAACCTTATGCAGGTGCAAATTTACAAGACGTAGGAAACTTAGCATCTTCTGATACAGCAGTTGCAATTTCTTTCTTTGTTTACGGTTCTGAATTTATCAAAGGTAGTGCAAGTATGACTGACTCAGTAGAGCCAAACTTCAAAACTTTCACTAATAGACCAATGATTATCAAAGATCACTTTGAAATTCAAGGATCTGATGCTGCTCAAATTGGGTGGGTTGAAGTTTCTGGAGAATCTGGACAAGGTGGATACTTATGGTATTTAAAATCTCAAGGTGATACAACTAAAAGATTTGAAGATTACTTAGAAATGGTGTTAGTAGAAGCTGAAAAAGCTGATTCTACATCAGGTGTAGGTGTTGAAGGATCTGAAGGTTTATTACAAGCAATCGGAAACAGAGGGATTGTTGCAAGCAATCAATTTGATTCAGGTGCTACATTGAGTGAGTACGATGACTTATTAAAAGAACTAGATAAGCAAGGAGCTATTGAAGAAAACATGTTATTCTTAAATAGAGACGCTAATTTAGTATTCGATGATTTATTAGCTGGTCTATCAGCAGGTGCACAAGGTGGTACTGCTTATGGAGTATTTAATAACTCAGAAGATATGGCATTAAATCTTGGATTTACAGGATTTAGAAGAGGATCTTATGATTTTTACAAAACTGATTGGAAATACTTAAATAACAAGTCTACAAGAGGTTTAGTTGGTGGTTTAAGCGGATTATTAATCCCAGCAGGTACTACATCTGTTTACGATCAGCAATTAGGTAAAAACGTTAAGAGACCTTTCTTACACGTAAGATATAGAGCTAGCGAAGCTGATGATAGAAAAATGAAAACTTGGATTACTGGTTCACTAGGTGGTGCATCTACAATCGGTGATGACAAGATGGAAGTACACTATCTATCAGAAAGATGTTTAGTAGTTCAAGCTGCTAACAACTTTGTTAGATTTGACTCTTAATATTTATTAAAGGTTCGGGTGCTTCGGCACCCAGCCTTTTATTAACATTTTTATTATATTATATCATGGCAAAAACAAAAACAAAACCTGTTGAGGTTAAGCAACCTAAATGGGAAGTAAAAGACAAATTATACGAGTTAAACCTAAGAGAAACACCTGTTGTATATAAAATTAAAACAAGAGGTATTTTATGGTTTGACGAAGAAAAAGGATACGAAAGAGAAATCAAATATTGTGCAAATCAAAAAACAATATTTGTAGATGAAATGAAAGGGGATCAAAGATTAGACCATGTATCATTCAGAGATGGTAAATTATTTGTTCCAAAAGAAAAACAAACATTACAAATTTTTCTAGCACATCATCCAGATAACGGTAGTAAATTTATTGAATACAATCCAGTTGCTATCGCAGAAGATGATTTAGATGTATTAGAATTAGAAATCGAAGCGTTGAATACGGCAAGAACTTTAGATGTTGATCACGCTGAAGCAATTTTGAGGTCAGAGATCGGAAATGAGGTATCTAGGATGACTTCTAAGGAGCTTAAAAGAGATTTACTATTATTTGCTAGAAACAATCCAAACTTGTTCTTAGAACTTGCAAATGACGAAAACATAAATGTTAGAAATATGGGTATAAAAGCCGTAGAAAATAACATTATTAAACTTTCAAGTGATCAAAGAACATTTACTTGGGGATCGACAGATAGAAAACTTATAACAGTACCATTTGATGAAAACCCATATTCAGCTTTAGCTGCTTGGTTTAAAACAGATGAAGGTATTGAAGTTTATCAAACAGTAGAGAAAAAACTTAAATAGTCGTTATAGTGGTTATGCCGCTTCGGCGGCTTAATCATTATATAAAAAAAATATGGCAATATCAGTAAATTCAGTATATAGAACCGTACTTTCAATATTAAATAAAGAAGGTAGAGGATATTTGACGCCGGATCAATTTAATAGAATAGGTGCGCAAGTGCAGTTAGACTTACTTGAAAGAGCTTTTTATGATTATAATAAAGCTATGAATAGAAAGAAAAGCTATGTAACTAATGACGAATATGGAAACTTGCCAAAAAACATAAAAGAAAAAATTGATATTTTATCAAAAGAAGCATCATTAACTATAACAGCTGGAGCATCAACATTACCAGCAGATTTATATAGAGTTATAGGTATAACTACAAAAAGCAGAACAATTAACTTGCAAGAAGTTAAAAAATCTGAATTAACATATATAAATGCTTCAAAATTAACAGCACCAACATTATCTTACCCAGTATACTATATTGAATCATCATCTGCAAATACTACAAATCAAGAAACCTCTGCAGATAATACAATTAGTACAAACATTAAATTTTTACCATCAACTTTATCATCTGCTACGATAGATTATGTAAAAGTTCCACAAGAACCTAAATGGGCATTTACGAGAACTACAAATAATGCATATAACTTTTTAGCAAGTAGCTCATATGATTTTGAAATACATAAATCAGATCAAGTTGATTTAATTATAAAAATATTAGCACACGCTGGCGTAATAATAAAAGATCCTACTGTAATACAAGTAGCGAATGCTGAGGAACAAAAGGTAATACAACTAGAAAATTCATAATAAATGGGACTACTACAAGAAACAGCATATCAATATTACGAGTCTAAGCAAACTTTTATTGCAACGCAAGGCCAGACTGATTTTACAGTAACATTAGACCCATTACCTGAAAGTACTGAAAGATTTAATGTTACACTTAATGATGTTGAAATAACTTCAGGCTTAACATATAATGCAAATACAGGTGTAATAACAATAGCTGCTACAAATTTAAATGATGTAGTAACTGTTATATTAAAAGATAGCGGATTAGGCAAATATAGATTTACAACATTAGCTGACATCGTAAGTAATTATATGGTTGCATATGTTGGAGATGGTAAATTAATAAATAGTGTAAATAAAACAGATGTATTGTTCCATGCAAAACGAGGAATACAAGAATTTGCTTTTGATATTGCAAGAGTTGAAAAAATACAAGAAATAGAGGTTGGTCCAAGTTTATCAATACCAATGCCACAAGATTATGTTAACTACGTTAAAATATCGTTCGTAGATGATGCAGGTATTGAAAGATTAATTATGCCAACAAGATTATCTTCAAAAGCATCTGAGCCTATATTACAAGACGAAGATTACAAATACTTATATGATCAAAATGATGAATTACTATTAGGTAGTTCAGTTATTGAAGATAGATTTAAAAACTTTGATATTACTAAAATATCTGGTTCAGCTAATGATACAGAAGTAAATTATAATGCTGATAACAGTTTAGACAGATTAATGGTTTATGGCGGTAGATACGGATTAAATCCTGAAACTACAACTGAAAACGGTGTGTTTATAATTGATGAAGCAAATGGTAAAATTAGTTTTAGTAGTAATGTAGCTGATAAAATTATAACATTAAGATATATATCAGATGGCTTAGGTACTGATGATGAAATGAAAGTACATAAGTTTGCAGAAGAAGCACTATATAAGCATATATCACTTGGTATTGCAAGTGCAAAAGCAAATATGCCAGAATATATAATCAATAGATTTAAAAAAGAACGTAGAGCAGCAATGCGAAACGCTAAAATTAGATTATATAATTTAAAGATGGAAGAGCTTACTCAAGTAATGAAAGGTAAAGCTAAAATAATCAAATAATAATATATGCCAGAACTTAAAAATACCTTTTTAGAAGGTAAAATGAATAAAGACTTAGATGCTCGTTTATTAAAAAACGGAGAATATGTTCATGCGCAGAATATACATGTAACTAAATCTGAAGGTTCTGACGTTGGTACTGTACAGAATATAAAAGGTAATCAACTTAATTATAATACCGCTCATACTGGTGTTAATGATTACGGTAGAGTTATTGGTCATTTTGTTGATAACGAACGAGATAATAATAATGAATATAGAATATTTTTGTTTGTAAAAGGTAATAGCCAATATAATGATAATATATATTTATCTAAACAAAATGCAAGTGGTGCTACAACAGAGCCAACACCATTAATTAATAATTCAAGTAATTTTTTAAAATTTAATATAAACTATTTAATTACAGGTATTAATTTAATTGACAATTTATTATTTTGGACAGACAATTTAAATCAGCCAAGAAGAATAAATGTATTAACAGCAATAGGTAATACATCTTATTATAATAATGAAGATAAAATATCTGTTGCTAAATATTATCCATACTTACCACCCCAAGTTTTAAGAACAATTGGTAGCACTAATTATACTGGTATGCAAAAAGGAAATACTAGCATAACAGTGTCCACGTCTATTACAAATACTAAAGACATAGTTTTAGCTTCAGCAGATTATAATAATGATATTCATACAGGCATGCAAATGCATGAGGGGACTACTCCAATTGGCGTTGTAGAAACAATAAGCTCTGATGGCTTAACAATTACTTCTGATACAACATTAAATATAACTAATGTTCCAGCAACTATAACATTTACAAATTCAAATGATAGAATTGAAGAAAAATTTGTAAGATTTGCATATAGATTTAAATTTGCAGATGGCGAATATTCTTTAATATCTCCATTTACACAACATTGTTTTATACCTAAAACATATAATAACAGTACAGGTTTAACATCTACACAAGAAGCAGATGCAGCGAAATCAACAGAATTAGAAAGTTTTACTAATGATGTCACGCATGTTAATTTGCAGATAGAATTACCCTCATCAAGCCCTACAACTGATTTTGAAATTGATAAGCTTGAAATTTTAATGAAAGAGTCTGACAGACCTGCGATAAAATCAATAGAGCAAGTGAACATAACAGACAGTAGTGTTGGTGTTGACAAAATATATCAATACATCTATAAATCAAGCTTACCATATAAAACATTACCTGAAAAACAACTTACAAGAGTATATGATAATGTACCCGCAAAAGCAAAAGCACAAGAAATAATAGGGAATAGGATAGTATATGGTAACTATCAAGAAAACCCAAATAATAAACCGTATGATCCAGATAGTGACTATTCTTTTGACTACACAATTGGATTAGAACAAAAAATAAGCACATTACCAAACGAAAAATATCATATACAATATCCCTATCATACAATAAAAACAAGAAGAACATATCAAGTAGGTATTGTATTAGCAGATAGATATGGTAGACAATCACCCGTGTTTTTGTCTGATAATATAGACAATTCAATTATAAGAGTAAATGCAAAAAGCAGTGCTGAAGTAGGTTCCACATGGAATGGTGAAGCATTGAGAATTACTTTTAATACAGCAATACCAGATAGTGATATAAATCGAGCTTCAGTATTATACGATCCAGTTAATCCTACAGCTAATCCAACAGGTTGGTATTCTTATAAAATTGTTGTTAAACAAAATGAGCAAGATTATTATAATATTTATGCTGGAGGGGCAAGAGATAATTTACCTAATGCTCAAACACTAGCTAGTGAATATAATACTTTTTACACGGACGCAGATAAAAGAACATGGTTAGTATTATCTGGAGACAACATAAATAAAGTACCTAGGGACACTACGCAACAAGCGGAAGATGATACATCTGTGTTCCCATCAAATGTAAGTTTATACCCTAAAGTTATTAATTATGCGTCGGCAGGACCGCCAGCAGTTAATATAATGTCTGAGGGACCTATAGTTGATGTTATTAGTGTAGGCAAAGCTTTGGATCACGGATTAGAATATTACGATGGAACTCAAGCGGCTCCGGTTGATCAAAGAACAGGTCATACATATCAAATATTTGATAATTATAGAAAAAATCCATTATTAGCTGAATTGCCAAATGGGTATGGTGAAGATGTTACTGTTAATCAAAATAACGCATTTCCCACTGTATTTAATTATTCTGGTACAAATTTTTCAGTATGGGAAACAAAACCATTTGAAAGCGCATTAGATATATATTATGAAACATTAACTTGTGGATTAATATCTGATTTAAAAACTGAAATTGAAACAGGTTCTGGTGGGGGAAGTGTCCCAACAGGCACAATACCAACATCAATAAGATTTATAGACACAACTACAACAGCTAGTTTTGAAGAGGGATTAACTGCTCCATCTACTTTAAAAAATTTAGAAACATTAGATCAAAACGGAACAGCTATTACTGGCGGTGGATTAACATACTCTATAGTCAGCGTATTAGAAGACAATGCTCAACCTCCTATACAGCAGGCAGCGGAAACACATTTTGGCATTGCTGATTTAGGAAATAATTTATTTGGATTAAGAATAACTAATAATGAATTTTACTGGGGAGCTTCTGGACATACATATACAGTAAGAGTTAAAGTTTTAAGTAGTGGTAATCCTGCAATATATCAAGATTTTACAATAACACTAAATAATACTAATCCAACATTAGTTTTACCAGCTACAGCTGATTTAGTACATTTTCAATCAACAGCTACAGTATTTTCGCCTTTAAGTACCACTGTTAATGGTAGTGCAGATACTGATCAAGATAATATATTTACAAAAACAAATGCATATCAAATAACAGGTGTAACATATGACCCAGGAGGTAATGATGAAGATAGTAGCTCTACTCAAACAGCTAAGTTTTCAGTAAATGGAAGCACAGGGGTTGTTTCAGTTAATAATCATATTTTTCCAGCAAGTGAAGTTGGAAAAGTGTATAGAATTACAATGACTGTTACTGATGATGGAAATGCTACATCTCAACCTGATAGTTGTGATGTTACAATAGGCGGATGGTTTTGGGGTAATTATTTGTATGGCGCAATAACAGATATTTGTGGCGTTAGAAATGCAAATTCACCAAGTCAAAACTTCTATATTAAAAGACCTACGTCAAATACGTCAACATCATTAACACCACAATACAATGATGAGGTATATACAGATGCTGCTTTAACAACCGCATTTAATTCAGGCGCTGTTATAACGTCAATTATTGGGGGAGGTGGTGATCAAACAGGTGTACATTTTGAAGTATCAGGTGGTAAAATACAAACACTCAATCAACCTAACAATTGTAGCGGATACCCTGGTCCTTAGGGAATTAAGAAAATATGTAATAATTAAATAATATGGCAGCTATTAAAGAAATCGGTTATTTTAACTCTATATTTGTAAAGTCTCATGACTATGCCACTACAAATACTCCGGCAACAAGACGATACCATATAGAAGAATCTAGAATAAAAGGTGGATTTAATGAAACTCAAATGGATTTAGGTGTGAGAGCGTTTTTAGTTAATGATGAATATAGTGTTATTAACAGAAAAAATGCAATGATATATTCTGGTATATATAACGCTAAAACAGCTGTTAATGAACTTAATCAATTTTCAATTGGTGATAATATAACAAAAGCCGTTGATATTACAGATGGTTCAATACAAAAGTTATATGCTGAGGAAAGAGAATTAATCATATTACAAGAAGATAAAGTAAATGCTGCTGGTATAAATAAAGATTTTATATTTACAGCTGAAGGACAGCCATTATCAACAGCATCAAATGTTGTTATTGGTCAAGTAAGAACATATTTAGGCAAATATGGCATAAGTGAAAACCCTGAAAGCTTTGCTGTTAAAGGCAATAGAAAATACTTTACAGATAAAAAACGCGGTGTTGTATTAAGGTTAACAAGAGATGGATTAACTGAAATATCAAATTACGGTATGAGAGATTATTTTAAAGATAATCTGCAAAACAATACAAATTTGATTGGCGGTTATGATAATGTTAAAGATCAATATATATTAACATTATGGGGAGGAACATATACAACGATTGGCTATGATGAATCATCGAGAGGTTGGACAAGCTTTTATACATACTATCATCAAGGTGCATTTACATTGAATGGTATATTTTATACATTGCATCAAGGCCAAGTATATGAACATTATAAAAATTCCAACTATAATGTATTTTATGGTCAAGATCCTGTAAGTTCACAAATACAATTAGTAGTAAATACTGATGCTTCAGTTAATAAAAACTTTAAAACATTAGGCTACGAGGGCACATCTGGATGGGAAGCTATGAATATATCAACTGATTTAGATAATAACGTTACATCTGACACGGGTGTTGATATAAAAAGTTATCAATATAATTTTGGTTGGAAAAAAGACAACACAGATCCAAACAATCCGATATATTTAGAAATACAAGATATATTACCTAACATGTTTACTAAAAAAGAAAATAAATATTTTGCAACAATTGAAAATGCAGCAACAACTGCAGGTGAAGATGAAGTTTTATTTGGGCATGAATTTATATCAGGTATTAAAGGAATGTATATGAATGTAACATTTAAAGCAGATTACGAGTTAAGTAATCCTGCAGGAAAAAATATTAAACAAGAATTATTTGCAGTTTCAAGTGAAGTTGCGCAATCATCACAATAAATTATGGCAATATTTCAATTAGGTACAGCCCTTATAGGAGGATTAATGCAAGGTTTTGGTGCTAGAAAACGAGCTAGAGCCGCACGAGCTGAGTTTGCTAAATATCAAAATGAAATTAAATCTTTAGAAGCAAGCAGACAAAAAATTATTGATCCTTATAGGGGAATAAAAGATTTAAGCAACATGGTAACAAATCCTTATGAAAATTTACAAGTTGCAACTGCTGCTGCTGAAATGCGAGCGCAAGAACAAGATATATCATTAGCAACTACATTAGATGCATTAAGAGCGACAGGTTCTGGGGCTGGAGGTGCAACCGCATTAGCACAAGCAGCATCAAGAAGTAAAGCAAATATTGCTGCAGATATACAGAAACAAGAAATGCGTAATGTTGAACTGAGAGCAAAAGGCGAACAACAAATGCAACAATTGCAAATGAGAGAAGCTGCTAGAGTACAAGGCGCAAGAGCAGCAGGCGAAAAATTTATGTTTGGCGCAAGAGAATCAAGGCAAATGCAAAAATTAGATAGAGTATCAGCAATGGCTGCTGGTGCAAAAAGAAGGGCTGCGGCATATGGTGCACAAGCTAGCGCGGGATTTGGTAGTGCTCTAGGCGCAGTTGCAGGAGGGCTTTTTGCTGGCGCAGTTGGAGACGAAGGGTTTGGCCAAAACTTTATAAATAACATGGGATTAGATAAATAATTATGAGCTATAGAAATCCAACATATTACGGAATAGTCGAAGATATGGGTGCTTTTAGTAAAGCATTTACGAGTAGCTTTGGCCAAATAAAACAAGCTGTAGACGCTGAGCGTGCTGCTCAGGCTGAACAAGCTAGGCAAGACGACGCAATGATGGCTAAAGGTTATGAATTTGTTCTTAACCAAGCTGACGATTTAGAAGGTGAAACATATAAAACATTTATTGAGTATGGCAATAACCTTATTAAAGATGGTAATTTTGCTAGATTATCTGCATCTGATCAACAATTATTATTAGGTAAAATAGCAGGTGTTGCAAACACTAGTAACAGCGTAGAAGAAATACAAGCTAATTTAGCATCATATGAAAAACTTATACCAGCTAATTTAAATAGTGCAGTAAAAGGATTTTTTAAAGGAGAAAATAAATTAATAACAGAAGGAAGTGGTGTTAATACAAATTTATATTTAACCTATAAAGAAAATGGTGAAGATAAAAAAATAGCATGGGATAAACTTACATCTGTATATAACAATGATCTTTTAACACAACAAGGTGATGAAAAATATGCTAAAGATCTAATTAAAAATGGTGTTGATTGGGTTGAAAATAGATTAGAAATTCTTGCAAAACAAAATAGAGGTTCTGTAAATACAGAAGAACAGATAGATAATTTATTAAAAGAATGGGTTATATCAAATAAAAAAGATATAAAAAATCAAAAGATGGATTTTTTATGGAATAATGG